TCAAATTACCTTCTCTATCAATACGGAGTAAATCATCGCCCTTTACATTTAAGATTATAATTGCGGTATCATCAGTCCGCTCTTGTATTGCTTTTAACATAAACATGGCATAACTTGTCTTAGTTGCCAAACCAGAAATGCCTGAAATGTTTAAATGAGCTCCTTCAGGTCCCAAGACAAAATCACTATTGTACATTATAGGAACACTAACCCCATTAGACGTTTTTAATAGCCCGCCAGGAATAGCTTTCTTATCATCTTCTTTTAAAAGTCCTAAAGCATTTTTGATATCTTCCGCATCAGCCGGATAAACAATAGATCCATCCGGAACCGGCATATAATTTTCATTATTATTGTCAATCACAGAAGCCTTTGCATAAGTTAATGATAATTTCTTGGTAAAGCTTTCTGCTCCAATTACACCAAAATCCGAGGATACATAATTGCTGATATGTCCCGGGCTATCCGTAATATGATAAATTTCTTCAACCACTCCATATGTTGTAGACGCTTGACCCGAGATTTTATTTTCTACCTTTACGATATCAAAAGGACTAATCTTAACATCGTTGCCCAACCAAAATGTGAACTCATCACAAGTATTAGGATTCTTTTCTGTGGCTGAAACAGTGCCTATTGCTTTTATCTTGCTCATACCTCACAATCCCCCTAAAATAAATTAGCAAAGTAAATATCACTCATAAAAGAAGATTTTACCATCTTCTCTGTTAAATACACTGGGTAAAGATGATTTGCCCAACGCTCATCTTTTCCGTGGCAAGTAGGAACCCTCTCTCCAATCAGGGAAGATGAGATTGTATCAATAAGTACACTGTCAAATCCATCATTATCAAGTTCATCTTTTAACGCTAATTTTTCTATCTTAACTATCCCATCCAATGGATCGCCTCGTCTATATATATCTCTTATACGTACATACCAAACCCCAAATGTTAATTTTTCATCACTTGATTTCATTTTTATTACTGGAGTTCTCTCAGCGAATTCCAGCTTTGAGAGCAATGTACCTATATGCATCTTATTTTTCATTAATTTGGTTAAATTAGGATTAAAACTTTTGGATACTCCAATTACATTATAAAAAATATCCGGATTCTTTATTTTACTGGGAAGAAATTGCAAAGCCCCGTCTAAAATAAGCATTGATTCAGGTGTTAGTACATTTGAGGCAACCATTCTATCCAAAATTGATAGTTCAAGATCATGCATAAAGCTTTGTATAACCGCAATAGCTGTATTTGCCGGTTTATCGTCTTTAAGCTTGTCAAACCTGTATTTTTCAACTCTTAAAGGCAAACGATCCTTCATATCACGCTCATAGCCATGCTTAATGTATTCAAAATCTTCTTCATTGATGGCATCGCTAAGCATTAAATAGTTCTGCTTTTCCAGCATATGCTTATGCATATGTCCTGCTTCATCACGATAACAGCAGCCTGCGCACACTTGTCCAGCTATCACAGGCATAAAACGATTTTCCGGGGTGATAATATCTCCAATTTTGTAGACTTTACGAGAGCCATCCATAAAAAAAGAAAAATTCGTCAACGGACGGGGTAAGAGGGGTAATTTCTTTTTCGTTCCGATTTTATCTGTTTCAAAGATTTTCGACGTATCATAGTTCTCCGATATTTCTTGAAACGGCTCAAAAAAATAGCTATCTAAATTTACTCTGTTTTGCTCGAACAAAGTAATCTTTTTCTTTTCCATATATTTTCTAAGCAATCCGCCCATCCGCAATTCCTCACCTTATTTTTTAGCCTTGCGTAAATCTTCTGGTTTCTGTGCATCTACAGGAATTAACCATGTCCTTCCTATCCGCTTAACACCACTAATTCTCCCATCAACGCAAAGCTGTTGTACTTGTCTTGCAGTAATTGCCCATTTTTTAGCTATATCTTTGGTAGAAAGATATTCCATAATATCCTCCAATTCGGCAAAATAACCCAATTAACTTAAGTATACTTCGTTTAAACGCAGATTGTCAATTGGATTTATTAAAAATTGATTATGTTAAGGTTATAAATTTCCGCATTCTTTGACGTCCCGTGAACCTTCTTTTTGAACTGTCAAGAATTCCTTGACAGTTGCACCTTCTGCATGAATAAAAACAGCCGCCATTCTGCTTTTCACAGTTTGGCGGTGTTTGCATATTGTTCATTGGCTGTTACAATGTCAATTGGCGAAATGCTTCCCGTTATTGTTGAGTCAACCCCAGTTCTTCGTATTTAAGTCGGTAAATAATAAATTCCCTTGGCATTGAAAGTGTACTTGCTATGGCTTGTCCGTCAATAGTTTAAGCAGGCTGGTTAATTCCTGACTCTTTTTAAATTTGTCATAACATTTCGCAATAATGCCAATAAAGTCAAGGACTTTGCCTGATTTATCTTTTACAGCTCTGGGAAAACCATCTTCGAAAACAGACAAGTATTCAGAATAAAAATCAGACAATCGTTTAATATCTTCCGGCTTGACAACATATGCTATGTACAGCAGATCGCAATAATTTACAACCTCTACGGCGGAAAGGCTTTTTATAAACGGCGCCGCTTTATTGTCATCAGACATATAATATGGAATGCTATGTGCTTTTGCGAAGGCTGCTGTGATTCTTTCTCCCTCATTCACAATATCCGACGGAGCTCTATTTTTCAGGATGTCATAAGCATTCAGATAGAACTCTCTTTGTTTTGTCGTAAGTTTTTTATAATCCAGAATCACAATAAAGCCCTTATTCACCAGCTTTTTAATAGCTTTATACTCTTCAGTTTCGTTCTTGATTTCCTGCTTCCAAACATAGTCGCTAATATATATCTGGTCAAATATTCCAGTTAAATAATCAAGACTTCCTGTTTTAACCATGTTTATCAAAATATCCGCATCAAAAACCGCCTTGTTTCTTGCCAAAACCCTCACTCTCCCAACTCAGCTCTTAATTTAGCTTCGAGAGCTTTAGCATCTTCAGATAAGTCTTCTTCTTCGTAGCCAAAATCCTCTGGTATCGAATCACAGTAGCTAAACAGCACAACTAAATCATCATAGCTTGTGAATCCATTTCTAAAGTTTTCTTCAACTGCCTTAAGAAGCTTTTTAGGCAGATAAACAACCTTTGAAGGTTCATTTAGCATATTGGAAAAGCCAAGCTTTTGAGTGAGCTTGGACAGTTCATTGTTCTTATTTAATATTCCGTTTAATTTTTGCTCAAGCTTTTCATCTATTTTGCGCAATTCTTTTAAACGCTTTGTAATTGCCTTATATTCAACGTAATATTGCTGCTGCAAATTGATAATCAGTGTTTCATCCGGATTTTTAAATCCATTGGAGCTCATAAGCAAATCATATTGACTGGATATGTCACTTGCAGGCATAAGCAGCTCTGCCGCAAACATATCGGCAATAATCTCGCTCATTTCAGTGCTTCTATTTGTCTCATCTTCTTCAAGAACAGTTTTTTCCTTAATAATAGATTTGTTCTCAAGAAGGTGATAGATTTCATGTGCAGCGGTAAAAATTTCATACCCAAGTGTTCTGTTGGAATTCAGGAATACGGAAAAGCATTCATTTTTGTACCCTACAAAACCAGAAAGCCCATCATTTTTAAAAGGCAGCCTGAATAATAAAGTATAATTATTTTCTATCGGCAATTTTTCAATAACATCAAAAATACCGCGCCCATAATAATTACCTAAATCGACATGCTGGCGCAGTATTTTAATCTTCTCTTGAATGATCTCTTTATAGGCTTCCACACTTCTACCCCCTGTAAATCTGTTCCTGAGTAATAAGTGCGTCAAATAAAAGCTCAAATTTTGCAATTTCAGCTAAATTATTGTCGTTCATTCCCTTTGTTTTGAATGCCTTGGCAAAAGACACCTCTTCTTTTTTGGCGTCTTCATAAGTCAGCAGACTGTCAAGGCTTATTCCAAGCGCCTTGCTTATAGCGCCGCCTTCTTCAAGTGATACAGCCCGTTGCGAGTTCTCTATTTTTACAAGAGAAGGCCTGCTGATACCCACTATATCAGCCAATTGCTGCTGTGTCATGCCAGCTTCCTTGCGAAGACTTGAAATTCTGTCCCCCAAATTTCCAAACATATTAATCATCACCTCAATGTTATTATACTGAACTTATTTACGATTTGTCAATTATATTTTATTAATATTGTTCGCAAATAGAACTTTTTTATTCAAAAAAGTAGGTTCAAGCAGTCTTTCGAGCATATATTTTTAAGGAACATTTGTTCATCAATGTGTTCAGCTCATAAATAATGCCCTTCATGCTCTGCAGACGCACCCTGACCAGGTCGTTGCCAATCTTCCTAACCTCGCAGGCGATTTTCTTCAGGCAGGTGTCCATATCGTCAAGCTTCAGCCGAGATTTCGCCGCCATTTTCTGTTCCCGCACCCGCTCCGGCTTTTTCTGCTTGAGATCGTTGATCTGCTCCGCTAGTTCTGAAGCAATGTCTTCATTGTTCGTATATGTTGCGGCTTGTACGAACAGAAAAGACAAACCATTTTGACAATTTTGCTTATCTTATTATTAATCCAAGCATAAATGTCAAGTTTGTTCATCATGTCTTGAATGCAACCTCCAGTTTTCCGTCCCGTTTTACCTTGACGCGCTCTACCAACAGCCGCGTTAGCCTGTCATCATATTGATTTACAGGGAAGAAGAAGTCTTTAATTGCCTTGGCTGGGGCGTTTCCGTTTATAGCGTCGGCGACCATTTTGTGAAGAGCGTCCTCATCGAGCGTCGGAGAGGCGGTGCAGTACCGGCTTCCATTCATTAATCTGTTCTTGCAACGCCACACGACCTTGGATTTGCCTCTCCTTGAGCGTACCACCCTGCGGTAGGGATAACCGCACTCGCCGCATACCAGAACATTTGATAACGCGTATTTGGCGCTATACCGCTTTCTCACCGTATTCTCACCGCATGTTATGCTGACCCGCCTAACTTTTTCTTTCTGCACATTTAAAAACAGATCCTCGGGTATAATGGCTTCATGATTGCCTTTAACATAATATTGCGGTATTATGCCCTTGTTGATTACTCTCTTTTTCGTAAGAAAATCTATTGTGTAGGTTTTCTGAAGCAGGGCATCCCCCATGTATTTTTCATTGCTCAGCATCTTCTGAATGACACACCGGGTCCATTTGGTATTCCCCGTAACTGTTTTTACGCCTGAGTCCTCCAGTTTCCGACATATTTGAGAATAGCTTTGACCTTCCATGAAGAGTCGGAAAATCATTCTTACGATTTCGGCTTCTTCCGGGACAATAATCAACTGACCGTTTTCGTCCACGGTGTAACCCATGAATTTTTTATGATTGACATGAAATATGCCTTTTTCGAATTGCCGGACGATACCCCATCGCGTGTTTTCACTTATGTTCCGGCTTTCCTCCTGCGCCTGGTTGCTTAAAACCGTTATCAACAGTTCCCCCGCGCTTTCCAATGTATTGATGCCTTCCTTTTCAAATATAACACCGATATTTTTTTCTTTCAGCATCCGTATAAACAGCAGGGAATCCACGGTATTCCGCGCGAACCGGCTGACAGATTTGGTTATCACCATATCTATTTTGCCTGCCATGCAATCTTCTATCATGGCGTTAAAATCATCGCGCTTTTTCGTATTGGTAGCGCTTCTTCCGTCATCGGCATATATTCCGGCAAGAATCCAGTTTGGATTATTCGCTATTTTATCTATGTAATAGGAAACCTGCGCTTCATAGCTGTTTTCCTGTTGCTCCAAAATCGTACTGACCCTGCAATACGCGGCAACCCGCGATAATTTTTCTCCCGATCGCATATTATTGTCCCGCTGCTTATGCGGCGGAATAACAGTTAGCTTCTTTTTCACAACAAACCTCTCCGCTTTTACCTTCTCAGGGATTGTATATGCAGGAACAGCCTCTCGCGGCCGTTCCCGCCTTGTGTTAATCAAAATATGAAACCCGCTGGTTCATCACGATGCCGGACTTGAATTGGATTTCTATCAAATCATCCTTGACGGCTTTGACGCTCTGCAGGAGCCTCCTAACCAGGTCGTTGTCAAACTCCCTGACCTCGAGGGTGGTTTTCTTCAGGCAGGCGTCCATTTCTTCGAGCCTCTTTTGAAAATTGGCCGCCATTTTCTGTTCCCGCACCAGCTCCAGCTTTTTCTGCTTCAGATCGTTGATCTGCTCCGCTATCCTGTGGTATTGTTCGTCAAAATCCTCCGTGATGGAGCCTTTCCTGGCGTTTTCCTCTATCAGGGCCAGCATTTCAGATTGCAGCTTTTCAATTTGCCCGTCATATTCGGTGGTCACGTTTTTTGTGGAATAGCTGCCGATGACCCGTATGACGTTCTCGCGGAAGGCTCCGATAAACTCGCCGCGGTTTTCCACGACGCTGTTGATGGCCGTCATTATTGCTTCATGCAGGATATCCTCCTTGAACGTGGGGGAGTGCTTGCAGTTCCTGGTTCCGTTCTTCAGGCGGTTCTCACATCTCCAAACGGCGGTTTTCTGCCCGTATTTCGACCATACCTGCCTGCGGTATGGCTGACCGCATTCCTTGCAGACCATGATGTCACTTAAAGCGAATTTGGAACTGTATTTGCTTTTCTCCTTCTTTTCCTTCCTGGCGACCGCGGATTTATGAAGGCTTGCCCGCCTCGCTTTTTCCTCCTGCACCTGATAATAAAGCTCCTTGGGGATAATGGCTTCATGGTCATCCTCTATGTAATACTGGGGGACGATGCCGTTATTCTTCACCCGCTTTTTGGTGAGAAAATCGATGGTATAGGTTTTCTGCTGGAGGACGTCTCCCATGTATTTTTCGTTGCTCAGCATTTTGTCAATGACGCCGGGACACCACTTGGTACGTCCGGTAACGGTTTTGATGCCCTCAGACTCTAATATCCTGGTAATCTGTATGATACTGTTTCCTTCAAGGTAAAGGCGAAAAATCCGTCTGACCAGCTCCGCCTCCTCCGGCACAATGACCAGCTCGCCGTTCTTATCCTTGGTGTAGCCTAAAAACTTATTGTGGTTTACCGAGACGATGCCGTTCTCAAACCTTCTGACAACGCCCCACCGGGTGTTTTCGCTGAGGTTCCGGCTTTCCTCCTGCGCCTGGCTGCTCAGGATGGTGATTAACAGCTCACCGATGCTCTCCAGCGTGTTCACGCCCTCTTTCTCAAAAAAGACGGCGATGTTCTTTTCCTTGAGCTTTCGTATGTTCTGGAGACTGTCCACCGTGTTTCTGGCAAAGCGGCTGACCGACTTGGTGATGATCATGTCGATTTTTCCGGCCATGCAGTCCTCGATCATGGCATTGAAGTCATCACGCTTTTTGGTGTTTGTGGCGCTCTTGCCGTCATCGGCGTAGATTCCGGCGAGCTTCCAGTTGGGATTGCTCTTTATTTTCTCGGTATAGTAGGAAACCTGGGCCTCGTAGCTGGTTTCCTGCTGCTCCAGCGTGGTGCTGACGCGGCAGTATGCCGCCACCCGCAGGGCTTTGAACTGGGGCTTTATGCTCCTGTCATACTCCGGCTTGGACGGTATGACGGATATGCTTTTCTTTTTAGCTGTCGCTGTCTGCATCATTGCTTCTCCTTCCTTGGTTTAGTATCCGGTTTCCATGGTTAATCCGTTTATAAATTCAAGCACCAGCCGATGGTCGGCGTAGACCGTGATTTGCTTTATCACCGTCAGAAACAGTTCCTCATCGAATTCCGCAAGAGGCTGCCTGTCAGAAAACGCCTGCTTCATCTTTTCGGTGTTATATTCGGTGTCATTGACCCTTGCCGTTTTGTAAAGGGCTTGTGCCCGCTTAAAAATAAGAGCCGGAAGCTCCT